CCGTTTAGTATCCATCTCAAAAATTGCGCCAATTTTTGATGTTATAGTTGCTAGTGAATAAATTAAAAAGAATTATTTTAATATAATTTATTTGCAACATTGTCAAATTGTTCTGGAAACCCCTAAAACTTCTAATACGATATCATAGTAGAAATACATGATGGCTAAGAGTAAAAACTTAGATTTATTATCGCATAGATAATTAACGTAAAAATTTAGAAGATGTTAAATTGTTATGAATACCTCACGTAGGTTCAAAAAGTAACAGTTTATAAATGGGCAATCAGCAGCCAAGTCCTAAAGTATAAAGAGTTATTAATAAATATAAATAGTTTGTAATAAAATGGGAATAATATACTTAATAAAAAATAAAATAGATAATAAATGTTATGTTGGTCAAACAACACGAACATTAAATAAAAGATGGTCAGAACATTGTAAACAAAATGGATGTATTGCATTACATAATGCAATATTGAAATATACACCTGAAAATTTCACAATAGAAGAACTATATAAAGGAAGTAATAATGAATTAGATCAAAAAGAAAAAGAATATATAATACAATATAATTCAATATGTCCAAATGGATATAATATTACTTCGGGAGGAAATTCTAAAAAAGTTCATTGTGAAGAAAGTCGTGAAAGAATGCGACAAAGTAAATTAGGTGCAAAAAATTTTAATTACAATAAACCAAGAACTGATAAAACTAAATCTAAAATTAGTGAAGCAAAAAAAGGAGAAAATCATCATTTCTTTGGTAAAGAATTAACATATGACCATAAATTAAAATTAAGTCTATCTCATAAAAAAAATGATTTACCTATGTATTTAGTTCATCTTGATCCAAGACCAAAAGTCTATCAATCAGAAGGATATGCAGTATTAAATCATCCCAAAGGTAAAAAGAAATATTTTACAAGCAAATTATTAACGTTAGAAGAAAAATTAAATTTAGCGTCAGATTATTTAAATCAGCTAAACTCTTTATAAAATGGATGCAGTTCAACGACTAGATGGTAGTGGGTCTAAAAATAATAAATAAGATAATTAAAGAATTATTTTTAGGCTTAAGGTATAGTCTAGCCCCCATGGGAAACTATGGGGTACCGCGTTTTCAAAGTTGTCTATCGCAGACACACCAACTTCGCTAGTGAATCTATTGAACAAACATTCACTGGTTCTCCCAACTTCGGCAACCGTGTACAAGTCCAATTAACCCGTAACGCTGACGTTGTAACCAAAATGTACCTCCGTGCCGTATTAGGCGCGGGTGTATCCGCAAGCAAATGGGCTTGGGTCTCCAACGTAGGCCATGCCCTTATTAACAACGTAGTACTTGAAATTGGCGGTACCCAAATTGACAAACAATACGGTGACTGGCTCAACATCTGGTACGAATTAACCCACAAAGTAGGTCAAGAATCCGGCTATGCTCGCATGGTAGGTAATGTATCCGCCAACACTGACCTTGCATTATCTCACTCTGACTACGTCCTCAACGTACCCATGCAATTCTTCCACTGCAGACACGATGGATTAGGTCTCCCCTTAATTGCCCTTCAATACCACGAAGTACGTGTAACATTTGAATTCAACAACCTCAATAGTTTAGTTGTATATCAATATGGCAGTGGCAACGCTATCACTTGGACTACTCAACCTACCCTCTCCGCCTCTCTCTGGGTAGACTACGTATACCTTGACCAAGAAGAACGCAAACGTTTCGCCCAAGCCACCCACGAATACCTCATTGAACAAGTTCAATTCCCCTCTACTGAATCTATCAACAGTGTATCCACCCGTACTCGCCTTTCTTTCAACCACCCTTGCAAATTCCTTGTATGGGCTGTTCAATTAGGTCGTTACACTGGCGGCAACCGTTTCCTTGCATACCACGCCACTGACGCCAGTGCCGTTCTCTTACAAGCAACTAAACGCTTTGTACTCGCCTGGGCCAAAGTAACATCTGGTGCAATCCAAATGTCTGGTGATTATGTAGATCACGTTACTGGCATGTCCACTGAATATGCAGCATATTTTGAAGCTGCCAAAGCGATTGTAGTAGACAACACCGTATTTGACGTAGACAACGTAACTATCACTGGTTCTTTACTTCCTTTAGAAGTCGCTTCCTTCACTGCGGACCTCATTGAAACTAACGTAGGTGCAGCTCGTAGCACTGTAACAGGTGACGGTAACAAAAACACTGACACTGTAGTATACATGTACGATAACTACGGTCTCCAACTTGACAGAAGTGAAAACCCTGTATCCACTGGTTTACTTCAACTCAACGGTCACGACAGATTCGCCCAACGTGACGGTGACTACTTCAACTACGTACAACCCTACCAATGCTTCTCCAACACCCCCAATGATGGCATTAACGTATACTCCTTTGCCCTCACCCCTGAAGAACACCAACCTTCCGGCACTTGCAACTTCTCCCGTATCGATAACGCCACCCTTGCGTTAACCCTCGGCCGTGCAGGTGAAACTTCCAACAGTTTCAAAACCAACTACTTATCCACTGACTCCGACCTCAACATCTACGCGTTTAACTACAATGTATTACGTGTAATGTCAGGAATGGCCGGATTAGCTTTGATGATCATATCAATAGAGCAGAAAAGTATCATGCTGATAGCATTTGTGCTATACTATCAGATAAAACATTTAGAGTCACAAACAATCTTCCTAACTACGAGAAATCATAGTTAGGAAGATTGTAAACTCAGATACTAGTGTTATTAATTAAAATTATATATAAATTAATAATGCAACATTGCCAAATTGTTCGGGAAACCCCTAGAACCAATATTACGAAGGATAAATCTGAAAGGATTATCTGACCAAGAAAAAAAACTTGGACTTGTTCTGTATAAGAACTAACGTAAAAATATATTGGACTTAGATTTAACAATCTAAAGTGGGCAATCCGCAGCCAAGATTCTAACGTCGATTATTAAGAGATTATGGTAGACTATGAATAAGGTTCAACGACTAGATGACAATGGGTCCTAGAAATTCTAACCAAATTTCAATGATGGGCTTAAGGTATAGTCTATACCCGATTAGTATTTTATTAAAATACTATGAGAAATATTCCGAAAGGAAGGGTATTAATAGATTCCAATTAGAGAGTATCTCACATATTATATTTTTATTATCAAAAAATCAATATTTTATTTTTTGATAACAATAAAGTTGAAAAATTTATGTATAAAATTATACATATAATTAATAATAAAATGAACTTTAAACAAATACCATTAGAACTAGTAGATAATCATGTTATCTTTGCATCAAAAGATGGTCAGATTAAAATTACAGAAAAACTAATAGTGGGTTCTAAGAGTAATAAAGGTGCTAATGGTTATTATAGAACATTTGGATATAAAAATAAAAATTATTATATACATAAACTAGTATTTTATGCATATTCTGATTTAACAATAGACCAATTAAAAAATGGTCGAGTTATATTTAAAAATTTTAATCCTGATATGATAGATGAAAATCAAATATATAAATGTAGGTTTGAAGATTTACTCTTTGAATCATTTAAGATAATCAAAGAAGATCTTACAGAGAAACCAATAGAAGCAATACATTCAGTGTACGGTAAATTTAAATACAATGAATGGTATGTCTGTGCTAGTTCAGAACTTAAATTTGTTGACTATCAAATTACACCTATTAATAATAATATACAATCATGTATTATTAAAAATGTAAAAACAAATAAAATATTATGCACTAAATCTAATAATAATTATGATCCTTCTATAAATATTGTTCATAATAAAAAAAGTTATGGTCTACTACTGTCTCATCTATTATTAAATTCTGTATTTCCGGATATTAAAACTAATGAAAGCGTCGATCATATAGATGATAATCCATTAAATAATAATATATTAAATTTACAATGGATGAGTCTTAAAGAAAATAGTAAGAAAGGTCAGATTAAAAGTAATATTATTTCAAATAGTAAAAAAATAGAAGATATATTTGAAGTGTTTAATTTGAAAGAAGAATCTGTTGGTAAATTTAAAATGAAGAAAGAATTAGTAGAATTTATGATTAATAAAATGAATTTAAAATCAGGTAATAGCACAGTTCAGGGTAAAATTGATCGAGCATTAAATACTAATGGTTTTGCTTATAGTCATAAATATAAATATATTAATAATCAAGAAACACAGTTAATACCAGATGATACTGAAGAAAATATTAATATCACTAATGAAGAATGGAACGAATTAAATATAAATGAACATACTAAAAAATATATGGTTTCAAGTAAAGGACAAGTTAAATTAGATGATGTATTATTAAAACCATATAAGGTAAGAGGTAGAAAATATTCTCAACTTAACATTAATATTGGTAAAAATAAACATGAAAAATATTATGTTCATCAGTTAGTTTGGATTGCACATAAGGGACCTATACCTGATGATAAAATAATTTTACATAATGATGAAATAGAATTAGTAGATAAATATCATAGAAATTGGTTATGTGATTTAAGATTAGATAATCATTCAACTAATAATAAAGAATATCATTTTCAAAAAAGAATTAATTTATCTTAAAAGATTTCAATTACAATGTTCTACGGGTTGTTTGAGATACGGGAATAAATACATTGTAATTTATTTAATATTTTCCGGACATAATACACAATACGTTGCAATTCAATGCAAAATTGAAAACACTATTTAAAAAGATAAATATATATTAATAAATCCAATATAAGATGTCTGTAACAACAGAAACTTTTATAATAAAAGCGAAAGAAATTCATGGGAGTAAATATGATTATAGCAAAGTAGAGTACAAAAATGCAAAAACAAAAGTAATTATTATATGTAGTACACATGGTGAATTTGAACAGCAACCAGGAAGTCATATTAGTAATACACAACCACGTGGATGTGCAGAATGTGGTAAGAAATCAAAAAAAAATACAACTGAAAAATTTATTGAAGAAGCGATTAAAGTTCATGGAGATAAATATGATTATAGTAAAGTAAACTATATTAAAAATTATGAAGATGTTATTATTATATGTAACGTTCATGGAGAATTTTTACAACAACCTAATAATCATATTGCTGGTTCAGGATGTAAAAAATGTACAAAACCAAAAATGACAAAAGATGAATTTTTAGAAAAAATAGAAATAATTCACGGTGATTATTATGACTATGAATTAACTGAAATTAAAACTCACAGAGATAATATAATTATAATTTGTTCAAAACATGGACCATTTGAACAAAAACTAAGTAATCATTTAAATGGTTCAGGGTGTAAAACATGTGGTCTTAATTCTATGGCAAATAAAAATAAATCAACTATAGAAGAATTTATAGAAAAAGCAAAAAAAATCCACGGTAATAAATATGATTATACTAATGTCGATTATAAAAATGTACATACTCATATTAAAATAAAATGTATTAATCATGATATTATATTTAATCAATCACCTAGAAATCATTTAATTGGTTATGGATGTATTTATTGTGGTAATGAAAAGAAAATAAAGAAGTAATTATTTTATGCATGTGGTTAGTTCAAATGTTCAATGTCAGGCATAACATCAAATTAAATACAAGAATATAAAATTATCTCTCTTAATAATATGTCTAATCCTAGACTAACCCCTGAAAATATTTCTGAATACTTAGCAGCCAGAAATATAACAAAATCAGCTTTCCAAATATTTCATATAGATTACACCCAAGAAGAAAAAAATGTAATTCATAATTTTAATGTAAAAAATGCTGGAAAGTATAGAGACTTTAATTATTACGGAAATTCTCTTAATAAAAAAGATGTCAAAGAATTCTTAGAAAAACTAGGTGATAATGATAAAAAAGAAATTAATTTAATAACTAAAATTATCTTTCGATTGTTATCTAATATTACAAAGGGTTATAAAACTGATTATTATTGGATTTCTATTAGAATAGTCGATTTTAGTCATGATTTTGATATACCTCGCTGGCATACTGATGGAAAATACTTTGATAAAAAACTAAATCAATCTAAATTTGTTACTGTAGTTAAAGGACCTGGAACATTATTAAAAGATGATACTCCTGAAATAAAAAAGGTATTTCATCCAATTAGAGATGAATTTCGTAAAGAAATAAGTAGTGTAGAATTTGGAACAGATGAATGGACTAAAATTAATAATAAATATCGTGAAAAATTTGCACATGAATTAGAACCTTTTGAAACCAAACAATTAACAAATGATGATGGATTAATCTTTTTTGCCGGTGATGAAAACAGTGCAATACATTCAGAACCAAAAATGGACAGACAAAGGATGTTTATTAGTATATTACCAGGAACTAAAGAAGATATTCAAATTATGGTTGATAGACAGAGAAAAGTTCAAAATGGTGGATTCTATAACAAATATCAAAAGTATCTAAATAAATGTAATATTCAATTAGGTGGAGAATATAATTATTTTATTGAAAATATAAAAAATATGAATGATGATATATTAAAAAAATTAGATGAAAGTCAATCAGATTGTTGGAAAATAACAGAAATGAATTCTAGTCTTAGTAGAAAAAAACAAAATTATGATGTAATGTATATGATACAAAAAAACAAAATTATATTTTCTACATATATCAATGTATATAAAAAACATAATTACATATATCTTCATAGTGTATGTGCTTCAAATGAATATCGTGGAAAAGGGTTGTTTAGAAAAGCACTTGATTATATAAAAGATCATTATAAAAAATTAGGATTTGCAAGTATTAAATTAAATGCAGGTAATGAGGTTGATAATGGATTAAATCAAAAAAAGAGAAGAGAAATATTTAATAAAGTTGGTTTTGAAATAGATCCGATACTTGATTATTATGATGATAAGAACAATTATATACAGACAAAAACTAAAGTCAAATTAGATAATGGTAAAATCGTAGAATATAATAAAGATATTAAAAATCAAGTTGAAAAATGTTATTATGATTCAATTGAATATCCTTGTCCTATGATTTTACATTTAAGACAATTAGGTGGATCAAATAGTTTAAATTTTGATAATGCTAGAATGATACAAAATTGTAATTTATGTTATAATAATGCTGTTATTTATTTATTTTATTCTATACCTGAATTTAGACATGCAGTATTAACATTAACTACAATTGATAATACAAATAAATTAAGTACTAGTATTCCTGAACAAGTAGATATAAATTTATTATTAGAGAAATTAAAACAGTTATTTTATTTAATAGATAAAAATAATAAATTTTCAGATGAAATAGTTAATGATAATTTTATATTATGTAATATAACAAATAATTTTTATAAGGAATATATTAAAAATATAAAAGATTGTTATATCATTGCAAATAATAATAAAGGTGGTATATTTAATAATAATAATATATATGATAATCAAGGAACTATAATATCTACAGATGAATTTGATAGAATTGATAATAATGAAATAGGTTATCTCAATCTAAGTTTATTTAATTTTATGACAGTATATTCAGATATCATAGATAAATTATTTTGTTATTTTATTGATTCAGGTGAAAAAGTATATATAATTGAAAACGGTGCACCAATTCATCAATATAATAAATATTTAATTAGACCACCATTTAAAAAAGATGATAATCCAGATGAATATGATTATATTAATATTAAAGAAAAATCTATTAAATTTAACGATGATAATATATATGAATTAGTGGGTATCTTAAGTGGTGTTTACATACCAAAACAAGATGATTATGAAGAAGGACCTGGAGGACATTATTGGTTTGATATATATGATAAAACAACAAATCAATTTATAATGATTAATGATTTAGAAGATTCTGTTGAGAGAAATTATGAAAGAGATAAAAATCCAACCGCAACACCTGCAATTGCATGGTTAATATACGAAAAAATTTATTCTCTCTAATAATTATATGAAACTAAAAATAGTAAAATCCCATTTAGCTAATAAAAAATACGATGCCATATTTACCTACGACGATGGAAAAACAAAATATTTATAACAAATTATTTTATACCATTATTGGTTTTTGATTTCCATTTATATTGTAAAATTTTTATACTTGTAATAAATTTTTTCCAATCATTTTC